AAGGGACTGAGTCTACTAGTGTACCGTATGGGAGGTAGTCTACATCTGTAGTCTACCTCTTAAATAACTTAAAAGAATACATGTCAATATTGTAATGGCGAAAGTCTATGAGTTCATGGTTTTTGAATGCGAGTGTGGTTATTACACTACAAAGAGCACAAATGCGTTAAAACATGCTAAGACTATTTCTTGTAGAGACAAGACAATGACATCAGAGACACAGAAATTTGTCAAGGAAAGTGCTGTTGGCAACAGTGTATCCAATAGCAAGACAATAAATACCTCGGTATACATCGAGGACAATAAGGTCATTAATGATAACAAGATCATCAACAACAATAGTATCAACATCACGCTTGCCGTGCCAGATAAGTCGGCAGTGTCGGCGGTGTATGACATATTCAATAAACCAGAGTTCATCAGTGAAATACGCGGGGCGGATCCTCAACAGATACCTGCTATTTTGTTTAGGCATACACGTGGAATATGCGCCGACCAGAAGTTTGTCAAATACGATTCCGACAAGAATGTCGTTGTCCACAAAGATCCTGTCACTGGAAAGGACACTGTCAAGGACCTGAAGAAATACCGAAATGAATACTTGAAAGAGAGTGCAAATTTATTTGACGACGATTACCACATCCCATACGCTCCTCAAAATATCCAGAGGGCGTTGAAAGACATGACAAAACCAACCTTTGACACTGGGAAGAGGAAAGAGACTCCTATTTCCGGCGCTCAGGTGATAAAGATGTGTGCTTCTGGCGACCACCGGATGTATAAATTTCCTGTTGAGACCAAGGATTTCTATGACGACGTTGCCAAGAATGTTGACGTTGAAATAAAGTCCACCTGATTCTTAATCAAATATTTTCAGTGCTTTTTTCTATGAGATCTCTCATGCGTTTTCTGTGAACACCGAGTGAAAATGAGTCTGGTCTTCTAACATTAACTTGTGCATTTTCTAGTTTTTTGACCAATGTATTCCATTTATATGATTTTAGCAAATGTATATAATGTCTTCTTATTCTATTCCATATATTTGAAAGCTCTCTGCATTGGTCAGCATATAGCGGAGATGAGAAACCTCTAAAGAGAATCATCCTCCTTATGTTCCGCAGTACATATAATGCAACATCATTGGTATAAACATTCTGGGGACTCTTATAAACTGATGCTCTCAATTTCAAAATGCTTGCCAATATGTTAAGAGTATCTCTTATGACTTTTTCATGTCGTATCATTGTAGATACAAACTCCATTTGTTTTCTAGTTTTGAGAATATCCCAAGAGTAACCAGTCTCACCAAAGTCTTTCATTGCCTCGTGTTTTGACCACAATCTATCTAGTAAACATTGTCCTACAAATTGAATTTGGTATTTTGTATACACAAGTATCTTCTGATCCGATGAATATGATTTGAGTTTTCTAAGTTTTGATATTGCCTTCTTTATCAATTGTAAGTTTTCATAGCTGCAATCTGCTTTCTTTTGAATTGTTATTCCATTTTCTATAGAAATGAGATTCTTCTTGTGATAATCCTCATTTCTTATATAGTTAACCAACTCAATGAATATTGAGAGTTTATTCTCAAATGTCCTATCAGCCATATTGACTAAAAACAATAATTTATTTCTCATTATTAATCTTTTCTGATTTCAAGTATTGAGCGTTTGATTTGTTTGTGTTTACATGGTGATGTTTTGGGCAAGGGAAATGCCTTCTTCTATAACAAGATTCAGTTCTTTCTCAAAGAGATATCCGGTGTCTTTGAGCTCGACTTCTATTTCGTAGGTTTCCTCAACGTCGTCCTTGTTTGGGATGGTCTCCACTCGTGTGAAATCAATCTGCCACGGTCCCTTGGGAAAAGATGTCCTGTGCTTCGTCCGCTGGAGCACATAGCTGTTGGGTGGGGCGCCATTTTCCTTGGTTTCCAATGAAAGACTTGTCCGAATGGCAAACTTTCCTGGCGTCACATCGTTTGACACCTTTTGCTTGTGTTCCCAGTACATGGCACCGCCTGCTTGAACGTGCCGCGACGAACAGTTGCCCCTGGTTGATACATATTTGTCCACAATGACAACTTCCTTGCCCTTTCCTAGTTTTTCCATTGCCTGAGTCCATGCAATCTTGGGCAAGCTTGCATGAAATCCGCGAGTCGTTTGGATGCCAACGCGGAACTCCAGTTCCACCGTGCGGAAGTCGTGGTGCAGCAGGGTATCGGCAAGAGTCTTTTCCATGATTGTTTTTGTTGGTTTGGTGAATGTTTAATGTGTTAAGCTCTTATGTAGACTTTTTATATCCTGGATCAAATGACAATAAAAAATATATCAAGATATCAAATGGAAATATCCGAGTATATTCTTGCAATACTTGCGGTACTAGCAATTTTCATCCTGATGAGAGTAGATACTCTGTGGAAGAGTCTGCCACCCAATGGTCCTCACATCATACGGTTGCCAAACTTTTTGACATCATCTGATTGCGATGCTCTCGTGGCGATGGGTGAACGGGAAGGGTTGGTAGATTCTGAGGTATCTGGAAACACGGATGACAAACCCGCGTATCTGGACACTGAAGCGCGAAAGAGCAAGCAGACCTGGTTTGCAACAGGAAAGCACCCGGTGTCTGATATGATACAAAATAAGACAAGGGACTTTCTGAGATCCAGGGGCATGGACGACGATTCATATGTGTTTGAGGACATCCAGCTTGCAAAATACACCAAGGATGGATTTTACAAACATCATTTTGATGGCGAAGACTGTTCTACCGTGTCTTGTCCCAAAGACCAGAGACTTGGAACGATGATCGTGTACCTCCAGGAACCAGTTGCCGGTGGAGAGACAGACTTCCCAACTCTCAAGACGAGCGTGAAACCGGTGAAAGGCAATGCTGCTTTCTTCTGGGTTGCCGATCCGCGCACGAAACAATTGTTCAAGGAAACTCTTCACGCCGGCCAGCCTGTTAAATCTGGCACCAAGGTAATAGCCACTCAATGGATTCGAGCTATTTAATTCGTTAACGCATTAAAAAAAATAAAGGCGTAATGTATTATGGCACCTGATAGCTTTAGTTCCTTTACTCCCTTTAAGCGCAACCTGAAGACTCCTTGCATTCTTTTCTGTAAGTGGGATAATTGCGGCCATTGTCACCGCATGGCTCCTGAAATGAAGAAGGCTCAGTCTGCTCTGCGTGGCAAGATGCCCGTGTACATGGTCGATGCCGAGGAACACTCCAAGGTGTGTGAGCAGCTTAAGGTCAACGGTTTCCCTACTATTTTTGTTCTTGGTAAGGACCGCGTGGCTCGTAAATACCCTGGCGGTCCTAGTGCGCAGAACATAGTTGCTTTTGCCAAGAGCAAGGCTGGCATGTGATTATATCGACATTCGTATTTTAATAACCAAAAAAATATTGATAAAGTTAAATGTTGAAGGTATCGCCAAACAGCGTCTCTAATATTAGATATGCCCAACGGGGCGTGGAGATTGCTCGGTATTGCTTCAAAACATATAAGAATATACAAAAAATCCAGAAAGAGGGCCCCAAGAGCCCGGCGGCCGATGAACTTGTGCGTGATACGACAGAAATTGGAGTCATAGCGCTCAAAATGGCTCAATTCTTGTCCGCCCGCGGTGATGTCATCGATGCAAGCACACTCTCGGTAATCGAGCGGTTTCAAAACGAAGTGCCTAGCGAAGTTTCGCCCCTCCCAGATTTCACCTTTTACGAGTTTGACAAGGTTCCGATAGCGACTGCTTCTATTGCATCTGTTTTCAAGGGCAAACGCAAGGCGGACAATAGCGATGTGGTCGTTAAGGTTATCAAGCCTGGGGTAAAACAGCGCATTATGGAGGACCTCCCCCTGTTCATTTATGTCTTGCAGGCGGCAAAGTTCTTCAACATTGCCGGCGCCGAGAACATGCTTGAAATCGTCAGTGAGTGTCAACCAATGCTCATCGGGGAACTTGACTTGCGGTCAGAGGCCAAGTCTCAGAGTTTATTCCGGAAGAAGTTCTCTAGTGTAGAGTGGTTGTCAATTCCTCAGGTTTATGAGGCCGGAGAGCAGTACATAATTTCAGAGTTTGTGCCGTCCAGGAAGATCACTTCGGCGCATCCTAACACGTTTCTTGCCTCAAGGATGTTTGAACTGTATCTGCGGTCTGTCATTGAGATTGGCCTCGTGCAGGTGGATCCTCACGCGGGGAACATTGGTGTGCGCGCCGACGGTTCCTTTGTACTATATGATTTTGGGGCCGTGATTGACGTCCGCGATCTAAGACCTAACATTGCCAAGTGTCTCAAAAACATTGTCCTAGAAGATAGCGATGGTGTCATACGTTCTCTGGAGGAGCTTGGCATTGTGAAGTCGGGAGCATCTGCTGCCCGCCTGAAGAAGATTGTACCAAAGATTAAGAAGATCATGAGCTCTGACAACTTTAACATAGAGCTTGGGAAGATTCCAGAGTTCACTGCCAATGAGCAGCGCGTTTTTGAGCTCACAACGAAGTACATTTACCTCATACGCTCCCTGACCATCTGCGAAGGCATAATCAAGTATCATGACCCTGAGTTCAGTCTGAACCAGTACATTAAACGATATGATGATCTCATCGAAGACCTGGTGGACGTCCCCGTGTTTGATATCGTCCAAGACATTGCGGGGGATTTCCTGAGCACACCAGCGTCTCTCAAGAACATGAACGACATCATATTCGATATGAATCAGCGAATGAACACCGAGATTATCGAGGCAAAGCAGCTTGTAAAATATTCCATCATTGCCTTTGTTCTTATAGAACTACTCAAACTTGTATAAATATGTATAAAACCTTGTATAATATGTAAAATTAACTTAAAAAAAATGTTGTTGTAAAATATCACAAATGTATACTCTGGCATTGATCCGCACCCCTACTCGCATGTCTTCTGATAGCTTTGACAAGACATTTACCAAGCGTGTAAAGAAAGACACCGCAAAGATTAACAAGGCATTCCAGAAGCTCAACAAGGAGTCTGAGGAGCGCCGCGCAAAACTGGATAAGGAGCGTGATGAAAGATTCAAGAAACTCAGTGGCACGTTTGACGATCTTGTCAAGAAGCTTGACGAAACCGCTCGCGCCGACGTAGAGAAACTGCAGAATATCTTTGCTGAGGACTCTGAGGAGACCGTGGATATTGACGACTTCGTGGAGGTTGAGGGCATAGTGACTTTCAAAGATGAGTAAATGTATTTCAAAAGACATGTAAAAATATGATTTCAAAGCTATCTATATAGACTTGAAACACTTAAACAAATTTATATTACCTTATACAAATGAGCGGGGCACTTCTGCAATTAGCTGCAAGCGAGACATATGAAAATAAGATGGAAAGACGTCTAACTTATGTAGGTGTATTGCTTTTTATGAGCATATGTGCATTTTGGTTGTGGAAGCTTCAAAAAAACTGAAATGATGTAATTTTTATTGTATAATGTATACGTATGTAAATGGCTGATAACACCGTTAATATCCTTAACAATAATTTTGATGTCCTTAGCAACAATAACATAGGTAAAAAAACTTGGTTGATGTATGCCGTTGTAGTGGTTGTTCTGGGGGGTGT